AACATAATATATCTATAGACGATTTTAATATAGAAAATAAATTAAAAGATAAACTTAAAGATATATCTTTATTCTGAATTAATTTATTTAAAAACATAATGTATATATAATTATAAAATGATCATATCCATTGAGGGTAATATAGGCTCCGGGAAATCAACATTTTTTAATTACTGTCGTGCACAGATGTACGATAGATCAGACATTATTTTCGTTGAAGAACCAGTCGATGTATGGGAATCTATAAAGGACAGTAATGGAATTAGTTTGTTGCAACAGTTTTATAACCATCCTTATGAATATGCATTCTGTTTTCAAATGACTGCATACATCTCTCGTCTAAAAAGACTTAAAGATGCTATAAAACGGGCCGAGGAAATAGGTGCAACTGTTATAATCACAGAAAGATGTGTTTATACGGATTATAATGTTTTTACAAAAATGTTACATAAGGCTTGTAAAATTAATGACATTGAGCTTTCATGTTATAGAATGTGGTTTGATAATTTCATGGAAGATATTCCAACGCCTAAATTCATCTATCTAAAAACCTCTTCTGAAAATTGTTATGATAGAGTAATGGAACGTAACCGACCCAGCGAGACTGGTATCTCCTTGGAGTATCTGTTGGAGTGCGAACATTATCATGATGACTGGCTATTGCCGGGTCTTCTAGGAAATGTTACCGTTTTTGATGGAAATCAATCAACTGAATATCATAATACTTATCTTAATATCATTAAAAAAATGATACATAATCCACAAGAACGTTCTCATAAGAGAAAGGTAAATTCTATAGAATACGCTCTTAACTCTGTTAATTTCAATTCTATTTAAAGAAAGACTTAAATAATAAGTAAATGGATGAATTAATCCAGAATGTACTAAATTGCATAAAAAAGGTAAAAGATGAACTAGGTGACTTTTATAAAGAAAATATATATCAAAATGCTCTAAGGATAGAATTAGAAAGAATGGGTTATTACTGCGGAACTGAAGTTATTATTCCCATACATTACAGCGGTATATACATCGGTTTTGAAAGAGCTGATATAGTTATATATCAGTCTATTGCTCCTTACAATATTAAGCTCATAATTGAACTAAAGTCTCAAAGTACAAGATTAACAAATAAAGAAACCGTTCAACTTAAAAAATATCTTAAAAATGTAAACTGTGAAAGAGGAATCTTAGTTAATTTCTATGAAGTACCAGAAATACTCTGTGTTACTGATGAATCTACTGAAAAGATTCTCTATGACACACTTCGCTAATGTAATTAGTTTTAAAATTAATAGTTTTTCCATATTTAACTAACTCCACTGAAAATACATTAGTATTATCATTGGGTATAGATAAATTCTTTTTAAACTTATGGTTATATAATGTGTATATATTTTTCAAAGACAAATTATTTACAAGGTTTAACCATGTTTTAACTGGATTTGTTTGTTTACGAAGTTTTAAAACTTTTATCATATCATGAAATGCATCATTTTGTTTTTTAGGATTAGGACTTCTAAATCTATGTGTATGTTTTAATATATTTTCTACTATTTTTGTTTGTGTGTTGTTTATTATTTTATTTACTTTAATAATGTATGCACCTTCTAAAGTAAAAACAATATGTGTTAAGTTATCTTTTTTAGCAAATGAAATGCATTGACGAATATCTTCACCAGACGGCCATCCATATATAGTGTCCGCATCTATGTAACATTGTTTTGGGTGAGTGTGAAAATTAACAATTCCATATGGAGTTGCAACCGAATCTTCATTACCTCTATTAATTTTAAATTCTGTACTTTTTTTATTACATACGTCTTTATTGCAATATTCTTCATCTTTGAATAATATTTTCCCAGCTATTTCAACTTTATCTTTATGGAGAGATTCTTTGATTTTACTTATAAAATCGCTAGATAAAACCCAATTTACAGTTTTTTCACTTCTTTTACAGGGCATAATTATAATTAACGTATATTTAATTTTGATGTTTAATTTCAGTTTTTAAAATAGAATAATTAATGTAAATAGTATGTCTGAAACATTAAATGTTAATGTAATTGTTGCAGCTAAAGATGAATATACTAAACAGTTAATAACACTTCTTCAGCCAGAAATTTATGATTTGCTTAAAAATGTATTTATAAATTCGCAAAAAATTAATTTACGAAGAAAACTTTCATATTCTAATTATCAAAAAGAACTTAAACAAGTTCCTCACTGGTCTAGCTATACCTTAGAGGAGTATTTACAAAAAATAAATAATAGATATCCGTATTTAATGGATCTAATAACCGCTATATTCGTAAGTCACGTTAAAATATTAGCATGTGTCAGAATAAAAGCCGATGATAAACCTATAAAAATAAAAGTTCCAAATCTTAATAACTTCTTACATAAAATAATAATAAATGCATCTGAACAGATTTATTATTGTCCAGATATAATAAACGATGATAAAGAAAAATTATTTAATATAATAAATACGTCTATTACAGATACTATAACAAATCAGGTTCCATTGGAATACATCCTAAATGAGTATCTATCTGGCGCATTCGATGAGGAAGAAAGTCAAATTGAAAAATCTTTTGAAAATTTAAATGACAGTGACAATCTATTTAATCAAGATATCGATGATGACTTAGAATCTAATTATGAAAACGAATTAAAGAAAAATATACCAATTGGAGAAATATCTAAATTAGTTCCTTCACCGGTTACAGAACAAATTCAAAGTGTAAATGAAAATGTAAATGTAAATGTAAATGAAAATGTAAATGTAAATGAAAATGTAAATGAAAATGTAAATGTAAATGTAAATGAAAATGTAAATGTAAATGAAAATGTAAATGAAAAAATAATTACAAAAAATGATGAGTCCATCGAAGATTCTTCTGATGACGAAGACGACGAAGACGACGAAGACGACGAAGACGACGAAGACGACGAAGACGATGTTAAAAAAACAATACAGACATCTCCTGCGCTTTTTTAATATAAAATTTTTAGATGTATTTATTGTAAAGCAATGAATAGTTTACAACATGCCATGGAATCGCAAAAAAGACAACAAAATAGATACAACGCTCTAAAAACAGAAATTCTATCTAAACTAACCTATAAAATTTCACACTTATCTAAACATAGTGAATTAAGATGTATATATACTGTTCCTGGATATACTTTTGGTTATCCAAGATATGATGTAAAAGATATGACTAATTTTTTACATGCCAAGCTTATTAGCGAAGGGTTTTGTGTAGTTATTTTAGCAACTAATAAATTATTTATATCTTGGGATATCAATGACATCAATGACATCAGAGGTAAAAAGGAAAAAAAGAAACAAGATATGAATGACTTAATGCCTTTATTGAATTTAAAATCTATTTAAAAAATAATATAATAAAATAAATTATGATAATTTTATCTTTTGATATAGGAATTAAAAATTTAGCATATTGCATGTTAGATTCTGTAGATGGAACTATTTTAGATTGGAACCTTATTGATTGTTCTGGTGCGAACGAAACCCTTAGAGTTATAGAAGAATTAGATCAACTTGAACACCTTAGAGAAGCTGACGTAATTCTTCTTGAAAAGCAGCCATCTTTCAACCCTAAAATGAGAAACATCTCAACTGCTATATATGTATATTTTATACTTAGAATTAATCATGAACAACAGAAAAATGCTAAAATTCAATTTTATGCTGCTAAATATAAATTAAAATGCTGTGATATCCAGATTGAACATAAAGCTAAAAGCAAATACACCAGAAATAAAAATTTAGGTATAGTTCATACTAGACATCTTATTAAATCTCACAAGGAGTTTTTTGAAAATCACAAGAAAAAAGACGATCTAGCCGATTGTTATTTACAGGGACTTTCATTCATTAAATTTTTTACAAATTCAAATGTACAGAAAACGCTAGTGTGATAAGGTATACTTCTCATAAGATAAACACCAATGCCTCGGTAGTAGTGTTGTATTTTCATTCCTGTGAAATTTCCTCCATTTCTCAAAACAACTCTTACAGTATCAAGTGGATAAAATATACTCGAAGCAACAGTCTTAGAAATAGATGTATTTATAAATGTATTAAAAGTAGAATTATCTGTTTTACTTTTGAGATATTCATACAACGGAATCTGAACCGTGAATGTTAATCCTAAAATGTAAGTAGGGATTAATCCAGAATAAAATTGACTATATGTCATTTTATATACCTCATACATTTTATCAGTTTGTGCTTTTTGTTTAATAACCCATAAAGGTGTTGTAATTGTACTTGCTATACATGTAGATATATAAGCACTTGTTGGTATATTTAAATTATTATTAGCTTTTAATTGTTCGTATATCGAAAAGTATAATCCCCAGAATGGTGTTATTGTATAAATACCATATGAAAGACCTTTGAAACATGTGTGTCTATTTAATATAATTTTTTTATTTATCTGTTTGTTTATTCTTAAAACATCTAAAGGGTTGCATATTATACTCGATATAATACCGGCTGAAATAGCTGGAATTAATGTATCCATTTATCTTATATAATAGGCTTCCTTATGTTTATTTTTTTAATAATAAAAATATATTATAATAAATAAAAATGACTGGTAATACAGTTTTATATTCTATTGGATTCATAGCTCTAATAACACTGGGAGTATTAGTTTATTTTCTTTACGACGCGCGTTCTATGAAAAAAGACATAAATAAACTTAAAACAGACATGAAAGTGACTGTGAAAGATAAACTAATTCCGGAACATGAAAGTAATAATGAATATATAGACTGGCTTTCTGAATGGGTGTTTTGGGCACAACAATACGTA